TGAACTTTATGATGCCCCCTCGGTCCCACAACTTTACTCGTTCACTGCAACGGCTTCCCAGACCGCCTTCGTGATGGATCCTGCCCCCACATCAACAGATGTGAATTCATTCATTGTGGATCTCGATGGTGTGGTTCAGAAACCCACCACAGACTTCACAATCTCAGGGGCCACCTTGACACTTGGAACAGGTGCTTCTGAGGATCAGGTGTTGACCGTCCGAAACATTGGGGTCACTCGGGACATCCTTATAGATAATCCGTCAATCACTGGGGACTTGACGGTTACGGGGGAGATCAACGTAAGTTTGACCGCCACAGGGTCCACAACCGCCAGGACTCTTGCGGACAGATTTTCTGATTCAATAAACGTGAAAGACTTTGGTGCTGTTGGTGATGGTGTTACAGATGATACCGCAGCAATCCAATCTGCTCTTACGGGAGCATCCAGGCGGATCTTCTTTCCAGAGGGAACTTATAAAGTAACAAGCACCTTATCCATTACTGACAGCAACGTAGAAGTTGATTTTCAGCGAGCAAGAATCAACTTTGCTCCAGACCCCCTTGTGTCGGATAAATTCCTATACATTAGGGGGGATGGTCTGGGTGGAACCCAATATACGTTGGATGGAGATGCCTCTGGGGGGGACGAGACTATTGATGTGTCCGCAGCTAATAAACTGTTGATGCAGGCAGCGGGGTGGGACGCAGGAACAGTTTTTACTCTCTCAGCAACCACCGCTTATTCAAATGATGCAACTGAAAATTCTGTGGCTCAACCCGGCGAGTTGAATGTATTTGAACAATGGGATGGTGAAAACATCACACCTGTAATCCCGGTGTCGGATTATTATACAACAGACGCTTCCCCGGAAGCGAATGATCCGTATGTTGAGAAAGTAACTCTTCTTGAAAACATTACGATTCGCGGGGGGTATATCACTGGACCCTCTGGATCTCCCACGGATATCGGGGATCCGGCGGATGATGATGATGGCTTTGACGGTCATGTTTGTATTGAAATTGATTGGGCTAAAAATGTCCTCATCGCAGATATGACAATACACCAATTCCACATGAGAGCCATTGGTCTTAGTAATGTCATGTTTGGTAGAGTTCAAGGATGCCATGTTTCCAGAGAGGAAGTAGACCCCATGGGAGCATCCAGTCATGGGGTTTCTATACGGAATATGGGTCAGGATATCATAATCACCGGGTGTACTTTCTACAACCTACGACATACATTGTCTACGAACTATACGGGTAGTTATCCAGGCGTTACTCGACGAATCACTTTCTCTCATAACACAGTAACCAACTCAACGAGCAACTGGATCGACTCGGATGGTGGGGATGCAATTAATACTCACATCGGTACAGAAGATGTTCACATCCTGAACAACACTATGGATGGTGGTGGGGGTAGTGCCATTAACATTCAGGCCCGTAGCGGATCGGTTCGTGGGAACACCATAACCAACTCTAAAGACACAGCTATTTTGTGGGTTAACAGAACATCTCGGACGGGTACTGTTGATATCTCAAATAATTGGGTGGATAGGACGTTGGGGGGTGAATTACCAAACGGCGGCACTGCTACTGCGACCGGTATCTATATCAAAGTTTTGACCGGTCAAGTTGTAGATGCTGAAATGCAACCTGTAATCGTTTCAAACAACCGGGTGGTGGATACACATTCGCATGGGATACACATCCTCTCCGGCGTGATGTATATCAAATCTCTATCCGTAACCGGCAACACTGTCTACAACGCTGGTGGTTACGGTATAAGGATCCAAGCCTGTGATAACTATTCGATCACTGGTAACTCGGTGTATTCTGCGTGGACACATGGGGTATCTATCAAGAAGTGTAATCATGGGGCAATTACAGGTAACTCTATTTATCTCGGAAAGACAACTGATATAGAGACTTCTGGGATGTACCTAGAGAACTGCGATTATTCTGCGATTCAGGGTAATGTCCTTTCCACCGATTCTGCGAACAAAGCAGAATATGGAATCCAACTCGATGAAGATTCCACATACAGCACGGTGTCTGGAAATGTAATAAACGGTTTTGATGATCTCGATCTGAAATTTTCTCCTGATGACACTTACATATCCCAAGGTCTAAACCAACTGACTACGTGTTCAACCACAGATCTAGGCACAACCGGGAACTTACAAACTGCTGGTCCGTACGGGTGGTACTGGGTGGCTGCTTCGCACGCTCAGGCTCCGGTCGTGGTGACTGACGAAACCTATTGGTTGATGTTTAGTAGCGGTCACAGTGGTGATAAAAGGAGATTTGTTCTTGCGTATGGTCACAAGACCGTGCTTGAGCCGGCATCCTCGGCCTTCACGGGAACCATATACGGCGGTGAAATCACCAGTGCTGGTGTTGCTTCGTGGGAGCAATTGGGATTGGATTCATAAATGTTGATAATACTGTGAAGATCAAAACTTCTTAGGAGATAGGAAACCCAATGACTACGAAACAAGTACAACTCAGGCGTGGCTCTGACAGTGACCACGATTCATTCACAGGTGCTATTGGTGAACTTACCTATGTGTCTGATGATAAAACCCTGAGAATCCACGACGCTTCAACCGCTGGTGGTGTCAAGGTCATCACTGAAGGTACTGGAACCACCAACATATCTAACGATATGGCTGTGAACACAAACAAGATGACCGTGGACAGTGCTACAGGTAACACTGTGGTTGCTGGGACTCTGGGTGTATATGGGATCACTTCGTTGGCAACCGATCTAAAGGTAAACACTGATAAGATGACTGTGGAGGGTGCTACGGGTAATACGGTTATTACTGGGACTCTAGGTGTAATAAGCAACACTGCGGTCACTGGGACTCTGGGTGTAACTGGGATCACTTCGTTGGCAACCGATCTAACGGTAAACACTGATAAGATGACTGTGGAGGGTGCTACGGGGGATACAGTTGTTGCGGGCACTCTGGACGTGACAGGCAACACCACATTAACTGCGATTTTACTTACAGAGAAATCCGCAGACCCAGATGACCCAGCAGAGGGTTCAACGGTTATTTGGATGAGTGATGGTACGGAAGAGGGTGATGATGGGGATATCATGGTGAAGATTACAGCAGGAAGTACCAAAACAATAACCCTAGTGGATTTTGAAGCATAAGAACCTTCTGTTGCAGGCTAAGCCTGTGGACTAATTATGACTACCAAAGTGCCAACTGAAACTATTATGGAAATAGGTGTATAATGAACGAAGAATTACTGCTGGCCTTGGGGAGGTTAGAAGGAAAGGTAGATTCCTTGATCACTTCCATGGCTGTTCACGACGAGGAACTGAATCGCCAGGACCATCGAATTCGTAACCTCGAACAATCCAGAAGTTGGATGTTGGGGGCCGCTGCGGTCATTGGGGCTGCTGCTTCATTTCTCTTTCAATATATTAAAACGGACTAATCAAATGCTTGTAAAAACTCTAATGGACGGGGTGGCTGTCGCTTCTTCCGCAACTGAAACTGGGTCAACTGTGTTGTTTCACATGCCCAAATCAAACCGTGGTGTCGCGATGTGGCGATGCACATCTTATACTGGTACAGGAAACCTTGTCACCAAAGTTGAGGGCCGCTTGAGTTCCTCAATGGAGTGGGTACAGGTTGTCTCTAAGAACTTGAATGCCGATGAGACCTTTACCGAAGAAGATTTACAACTGTACCCAGAGATGCGGGCGACGTGTACCGCTGCTGCTGGGTGCACAGGAACTATCACCGTTCAAGTCGGCGGATAACACAGGAAGGAATTTAAACATGGCTCGTCAAAGGTATGGAAGTAAAGGTGATCGTGTCCACTCATCAAGAAGTCGATCAAAGGTTCGGGTGGGATCTGTGGGATCTGTGGGATCTCGCCTGAAGATCGGTAAGAAGAAAAAGAAGAAGAAGTAGAGGAGAGCATAAGATGTGCGCGCCACCCCGCCGCGAAGACCCGTGGATCAAAAACAAACCCAAGAAAAAGAAAAAACCAGTAAGCCGTCCAGGCAATCCCCCCACACCCTTCGGTCCCTTTCCGAAGCCCAAGGGATCAGGGGTTTAGAAAAAGTGAGTAAGTAATGGACAAGAAGGAACTGGGAAAGTTGCATGAGGCGCTCTCGATGCTCCTGATGGAACGTATCATGTCTGGTGAAGCTGGTTCAGGTGAACTCAGTGTTGCTCGGCAGTTCCTCAAGGACAACGGAATTGATGCCAACATCAACCAAAGTGAACCTCTGCTG